GCGTGTCGATGCAGTAGAATCAGAGACTGCAATTAAGAAGTCCTCGGACCTTGGCGGGTCTCAGGAAGTAACAATCAAAAAATCAAAGTGGAACGGTTCTTTCCTCGGTTCCGTAAATGAAATTTTTAACTAAAAAGGTAGGTGAAAATATACAATGAGCAATGAAACATTAGAAAAAGCAATTGCAGTAGGCACAACAGCCACTGGCACTTTTGCTTCAACAACTGGTGGAGCAGGCGTACATGTTGGCAGCGAAGCTGGCAACGGTGGTCTTCTCAACGCAGAACAATCAGCTCGCTTCCTGGACTACATGTTCGACGCTACCGTAATCGGTAAGGTCGCACGTACTGTCCGAATGAGAGCAGATACTACTGAGATTGATCGTATGTCAGTAGGCGAGAAACTTATGAAGCTCGCAACTGAAGGAGATAACGATGCGTCAAACGCAGCAGTTACTTTCTCAAAGATCTCTCTAACAACAAAGAAGCTTCGTCTAGATTGGGAACTTTCAACTGAGTCTCTAGAAGACAATATTGAAGGTGCTGATCTTGAAGATCATATTGCCCGCATGATGGCAACACAGGCAGGTAACGACATTGAAGATGTAGTCCTTAATGGAAATACATCACTATCATCAGACAACCTATACAAGGCGTTTGATGGTGTTGTAAAGAAGGCAAAGGCATCAGGTCACGTAGTTGACGCTGCAGGAGCAGGCGTAAGCCGTGCTGTATTTAACAGCGCTCTTAAGGCACTTCCACGTAAGTACAAGCAACGTCGTGCAGACCTTCGCTTCTTGGCAGGTTCAAACCTAATCCAAGACTTCCTATATGCTAACAGCATTGGAACAAACAACACAATTCCACAGGATATCGCTTCAAGCGTAATCCGTGGACAAGGCGTACAGCCACTAGGTGGTCCAGCAGGTTACGTAGCACCATTCGCATTCGGTATTCCGATTGTTGAAGTGCCACTACTTCCTGAAGCACAAGATGGCGATTACACAGGAGAGACAGGAAACCACGGAGATATCCACTTGACATTCCCAAATAACGTAGTTATTGGTATCAAGCGTGACGTAACCGTATACCGCTTCTTCTGGCCACGTAAGGACTCAATCGAGTACACAATGTATACTCGTGTTGGTGTTCAAATCGAGCAGGCAGACGCTTGGGTCGTTGTTAAGAACGTTAAGGTAGCATCATAATTTAATTATTGCTAACCAGCTGGAAAAGCCCCTAAATTAATTTTTGGGGGCTTTTCATTTTAATTTAGTAATGCTATAATTGTTTAGAGTAGAAATAGGAGATTTACATGTCATTTGAGACATTGAAGGTTTCAGAACTAAAAAAGATTGCAGAAGACTTTGCAGTTGATACCGATGGGCTAAAAAATAAAGCCGATATTATTGCCGCCCTCGCAGAAGAAGGCGTAACGTGGTCTGTATATAACAAGACCATTGAGAAGATGGAAGAAGACGAAGAAGATATGTCAGTAGAAGTCTTGCCTAAGTTCGATCCAAAGGCGGAACAGCCAGAAGATACAGTATTAGTAAGAATGACCAGAGATAACTTTAGGTATGATATTATGGGGTATACGTTTACAAAAGAACACCCATTTGTAGCAATGCATAAAGATGATGCTCAGAAAATTTTTGATAAGGAGGAGGGCTTTAGATTAGCAACTCCAAAGGAAGTCCAGGAGTATTACAACTAGTCTACGCCTCTTAAATGGCAGAGATATTAATTAAGTCACAATCTCCAATAACACACCAGGTGTTTTGGAATGGAGATGTTGCTGTTGCAGACTCTCTTCCTACAGTTAAACTGTACGATGTTACTATGGATCCAGCAATAAGTCCTTCTATAAATCCAACGCATCTTTTAACAATATTAACATCATCTGCTGATGAAAATAACCTGGGTTCATATTCTGTAAATATACCTTATCAGTATACAGATAGAAATAAGACTCTGCGTTTAAAGTGGGAATATACAATAAGCGGAACATCTGTTATAAGAGAAGACGAAGTTTTTGTAATAACTCCATATGTAGATTTTAATCATGTTCAGGACTTAGGTTTTTCTACAGATTCCTCTGATCCAAATTATAAATCTTATAAAGAATTGCTTAGAGCAGAAAAATATGCAAGAAAACAGATAGAGGAATATACTGGTCAGAAGTTTTATCTTTACGATGATCTTTATGTGGTGTATGGATATGATTCAGATACTCTTCCTGTACCTTCTAAAATAAATCAACTACACGAGCTGTACTCTAACGACGTACTGCTCTTGGACACAATTAATGATATTGATAATTGGAATTATCCAGTTGAAATTTCTGAAAGCGGATATGGAATTAGAATTAATAGAGCAGGCCTATTAGATAATACTGTTTACACTGCAAACGGAATGGTTCCTCCAAGCATACACGATTCATCTGGAATATTTCAATCTGGGATAGCATACAAAGTTCAAGGAAGATTTGGTTGGGAAAAAGTTCCAGATAACGTAGAGCTTGCAGCAATAGAATTAATGAAAGACTACTTCTCTAAAGACACCATGTGGAGAAACAAATACGTAAAGTCTATTTCAACGTTTGACTGGGATTTCGAATATACAGGAGATGCATATACTGGCACTGGTAATGCTTATGCAGATAACCTTCTGGCAGATTACGTATTAACAACCAAAGTAGAGATTATATAATGAACAGCATCGTAGACTCTGTCTTGTCTATGAATTTAGATGTTTATAGACAGTCTGAAATTCAGGATCCAGATACTGGAGCAATTGTTAGAGAGTGGAACTACTACAAAACTGTTGCATGCCACGCTAAGGGAGTAATTAGCAACTCTGCAACTACTCGTTCTAGCGACAAACAAATCTTTTCAAATAAATATTTAAACGATCAAATTATTCAGGTTAGAACTGCAGAAAAATTAACTGCTAGGGAAAAGGTTACCAACATCAGAGACGTTGAGGGTAATACAATTTGGAATGAAATTAACTATCCTAATGAAACCCCAACAGTATTTGAAGTTATGGGAACAACCCCAGTAACCGACCCATTTGGCAGAGTGATTGCATATAACTCATCTATGAAGAGATCGGAGAACCAACAAATTGGACAATAGCGGAATGTTGGTTCAAGCGGCAAGCGGACTCGAAAGAATGATGTATGCAAACCAAAACGGACCTTTGAAAGATAGCACAGTAGCTCAAGTATCAGCATTTGTATACTATGAGGCTGCAGTAATATCTAAGCTTACAACCAACGCTCAATTTAAATCAGCATTTACAAAGATAGTGTTTGATCAAATAGATACTGATTTTGGAAACTATATTGATGCGCTGGCAAGATCAAAGCCAAAATCTCTACATCATATGTATGAGTGGAAAAGAACTAGTAATAAAGCAGCAAGACTTTTTAAGTTAAATAAAATTTCAGAAGATGGACTTTCTTTTAGAATTAACTACAGTATACTTCCTTCAAAGTCTATGGTTCCATCTAGCAATAGCAAAAGAAGGCATGTGTTTGTAAATAAGGCTACTGTTATGGAGCAAGGAAATCCATTGGTCATTAGGCCAAAAAATGCAGAGCGTTTAGTATTTGAATATAATGGAGAAATTGTTTATATGCCTAAAGGCAAATCTGTTACAGTTAAAAGACCTGGAGGGTCTGCAGCCCGCAATCAATTTGGATTAGCCCATTCAAGATTTTTTAGTGGAAGACTAGTAAACGAATCAATTAAGAGATCTGGATTTCAAAAAATATTTAATTCAAGCATGACTAAGGCATTAAGTGTTCCTTCTGATATTAAGAGAGTTCAGTATTCGTTTTCTCCAAACACTATTAGATCTCAGGCAGACGCTGCCTTGGCTGCTTCATTCGGAGGTGCAATGTGACAGCAAACTATAAACTAGATGCTATGCTTGAGCTACGTAAGTATTTGTGGCAGGAGCTATACACAAGAAACATTTTTGACGAAGAAGAGTATTGGTCAGATAATTTAAACGAGAATATTGTTCCAATTATTCCAGTCCAGCAAGCGGCAGAAATGAATCAATTCTTGAGCGGAAAGAAACATATAGTCTATGACAAGATAGGTATGTCTTATGAAGATAACTGGCTAATATGCTGTGAGCAGATACTATTTACAATATACTCAACATCGGTATCGGATATAAATGAGATTAGAAACTACATGGTTGACGAGTTCAGAAGAATGGATGAGTCTGCCAGGGATATAAACAAATGGGCAAATCTATCAGATAAATTTAAATTCCATACAATATGGGTTGCCGATATATCTCCTACAGCCCCATCAGAAGAGCTTCAGGGATTTTTCTCTGCTGAGGTCATTCTAGAAATCAAGTATTCAAGAATTACTGATGGTCAAGGCAGGTTCCTCTAGGGTTTGCCTTTTTACCCTTAATGGCATAGAATTATACCAAGAGGAAAGAGGCCTAGCCAGCCAGATTTAAAATTTGATTTTACAATTTAATAACCAAAGAATTCCAGGAGGTGGAAACACAATATGGCACAAAACGCAGGTAATGCTAAAAACATTCTCGTAGGTGCATCTCCGTTGTTTATTTCGAATATCGATTCAACAACATCAGGGTACGCAACATACGAAAACTCAGAGCCAGGCACAACTAATGCTGGTGCATTTGCTACAGGAACATCCTATACAGATACACTTAACGCAGTTGAGTCAGGCACATTTTACTACAGAAACGTAGGTTTTACAAATAACGGTCTTCAGATTACTTACAATCCAACATACGATTCAGTAACTGTCGATCAGCTTCTTGATACAGCTAAGCTGTTCAAGTCAGCGATGGAGGTTATGATCGCAACTGAAATGTCAGAAGGTACACTAGAGAACGTTCTAGTTATTTTCGGTCAGCCAGACGATCCAACTAACAACACCGCAATCTCACAGAATAACACAATTATTTCGTCAGGTACAGGTACTACAAAGAAGGACACACTAGGTATCGCAGCAGGTGCTCTTGGTATTGCACCAACAGAGCGTCAGCTTATTGCAGTTGGTCAAGCACCAACTACAGCAGGTGCTCAGACAGAGCGTGTATATTATGCACGTCGTGTTTTGTCAGTGCAGCAATCAGCTTTCACATTGGCAAGATCAGCCCCAACCACATTCCCAGTAACATTCCGTCTTCTTCCAACCGCTATGAGCGGCTACGAAGGACAAGAATACGGTAAGATTATTGACCGTGTATTGGTAGTCTAATAATTTAATAATTATTCTACAGGGCCCCCAAGAAATTGGGGGCTTTTGTGGTTGTATTAGTATATAATTTTTAGTATAATGATTTAGACTAGATCCTAGGAGGATTAAATTGGCAACAACAGTATATAGCGTAGAAGAAGTACAGCTACAAAATGGGCAAACCGTAAAGCTCAAACCACTATCAATAGCAGAACTTCGTAAGTTCATGATAGCAATTAAGAAGACAGCAGAGTCTCAGACAGAAGACGATACTCTAAACATCCTAATCGATGCTTGTGCAATTGCTTTGGAGAAGCAGCTACCAGAGTTGGTAGCAGATAGAGAAGCTTTTGAAGATGCACTAGATGTACCAACAATGAATCGCATTCTTGAAGTTTGCGGAGGAATTAAACTTGACGACCCAAACCTACTAGCGGCAGCGGTTCTGGCTGGTCAGAACTAGATTTAGCCGCTTTAGAAGGAG